ATCTACTCTACACAATCCCTTACAATTAGTAACCACATTCTTTCAGTGATTCAGGGAAACAAGGAAATTTTCTCACCACCATTCATTATCTTTAAGATGAGTTTGCCAAGTACCTACCCCAGGCGGGTAGTGATAATTTCGAACAGTGGTATTAAGCTTGAGCAATTCCTCTCTAGAAGGAAAGTTTGAATGCTCAACTCTATAATTAATTTTTCGAAGATATTTTATATCTTCCTCTAGCCATCTAGGCATATTAGCAGTGAGATAGTTGGCACCAACCATTTTCTCACTATAGTCCCACGAATGCTTATACAAAAATTGCAAATAATGATAGGAGACAGGATCGACTCCTAAAGTATCATAAGCAAGACCAATAAGACGAGACAAGTTCAAATAAATTGGCGCATAACGATCTCGAGGGACACCCGCCCTCCACTGATACTGTGGAAACGGGCGCCATGGAACAACGGATGCTATTGTTGGATTATGGGCTTCTAAATTAAAATTCGCAGACTCAATAAAATGTCGTTTCAAATAACTCGGGCCAGTATACACACGACTTAACACTTCATTATTAACAACCCGCAAATAAGTTTTGACTGAAGTAAACTCCTCAAAGTTTTTCATCTGAACACCGTGCGAAATTAACAAATATTGAGCAAAACTCTCAACATTAATGTAGTCACGAAGATTTTTAGGATAAACTTTAAGATAATCGTCACCATAAACCCAAATTCCAATAAAACGATCACAAAGAGCTGTCCAAATCTGGCGGCGAATTTCAGGTGACTGTTTTTCCATCACATTAAACACATAAGCCAACCAATAAACGACACCAACAACCCATGAATCACCATGTGAAGTTTCAAGAGAACCTGACGGCATTACTCCAATTAACAAAATAAAGTCTTTTATCCACCGCACAGTTTTCCCAGCCAATTGCTCAGCACAGCTCTCAAGAACATACTGAAACATGCGATAAGATGGATCAGCATCATCACGCTGAACCCATATCTGAGCAAACATAAGATACAACAACAAGGGCATCGCAGTTATCGAGGTGTCAAGGGATTTAATATCTCCAGAACCCACGAGCATATCACCAGCACTAACACGCTCATAGGTGCAACAAACATTATCAGGAGAATCTCCCTCAAGACTAATCCTACGATATTGATCAAATCTATCACCATGCATCGCATCATGAAGTAGTTGTGCACCACCTCTAGTCCACGTAAATCCAATCGATATATTAACTGTCATATTCTTCGCAGATTTCAACCCAAAAACATCCATACAATCAGGAAAATACGTACGTTCACCTTTAACCCTAGTAAGGAAAAATTTATGCAACATCGAATCGTTAGACAAAAAGAACAGCCTAGACTTAAAATATAATTCACGAACAGAAGCATCAGACATAGTTCCTAAATCAATCGCTGACAAATTCTGTTCCTTAATTGACAATGTTGTTATAAACTGCTTAATATATTTCTCATAAGGGACACCACCCTCTTTAGTATTATTAAACGCAATAAAAACAGCTTGCAACATTTCACGCATCAAAGTAGCCTGAGCTTGTGTCTTTGACGGCTTACTCGTGAACTTAACACGAAGATATGGATCAAGCTGAACATCTTTCATTTTATCCCAATTACGATATCCACACTTCGCGTTATTATACTTAAACAATTCCAAATCATCAGGCTCAAACGTAAACTTAAATTTCTGCACTTTAACACAATACAAATAATAATAGTTCAATGAACGATGAACATCATTAAACCTGAATTCTGGCAGAAAACTGACATAACTTTTAGGCAAACGAGACAACTTATCACCCAGTCCAAGCAAAGGATTGAAACACGCATTCGAAACATAGGGATACAAAGCTGTCCCCCCATATGCTAAATTATATGAACTAATAGCTCTCAAACACAAGAGCATTAAAGAAGGAACTCCAACATCTTGCATGATATGGCTCGTAACTAAATGATTATGTGGGCAAACCTGAGTAATATCAACTTGAAGTATTCCATACTTAGAAAACCGCTCCAAATCATACCGCCACAAAAGATTAGCTATCAGGGCATGAATATTCGGCCTAATTGTGGCATTTGGCAACCACGAATCAGGAAGCCCTGGAATAATTTGCCGATACATATTTGTCGCTGACATAATACTTGTCCTATCACGTGGCGTACTATATATATCATCACCTTTCACTCCAAATTTAACTTGATTTTCAATTCGAACCACGTCAAGTTTAGCATTCAATATCTGCAACAAACGTCTCTGAGCCTGATCCCAATCTTCATTCTGCATTTTAATCACTCGTATGATCGGACCTTCACGATTTGACAGATCATATGCAATCATATTATCCTTCTCATTAACTTGTATACAGTACTTTCGCACAACGAAACTGGCTACTTTCAGCCCACTCATAGAGGCCCAGGCACGCAGCTCTTTTTTCGGTCGAAGAAGCAGCTTGAACAAAGTCGCAGAGACGTAACAACTCGAC